AGATTTCTGCCTGTCTCGTGGGCTCGGAGATGTGTATAAGAGACAGGTGTATGGTCGTTCCGTATCAGTATTCCTGAATTGCATGTATCGTCCGTGTGCCTGGTATTTTTCAAGCTGCTTCTCTGCTGCCTGAATTTGCCCATTCACATTTTCCAGGGCTTCACTTCTTCCCGGACCATTGCCGTTTAACAGATCTCTTTTTTTCTGTTTCAGTCGTTCCAGTGCCTGGGTAACGCGTTCAATATCTCTTTCATTCTGCTGGTATTCCTCAGTATGTACTTTGATTCCTGCTGCCAACTGTGCTTCTTTCACATACTGGCGTACATCATGGAGCATAGCAGAAAATGGAGCCCCTGACCTTGTGTTTCGGAGGCTTTCTTTTATAGTTACCCCCATGTTTTTTATACTTTCCGGCATTTCCGAAAGTTTGCCCGACATTGTCTGTTTCATCTTCTGGATCAGCGACATCTGCTTTTTCACAGATTCTGCCGCCTTATCCATGTTTGCATTGGCAGTTATCTTTGATGTCTCCGATTTGATGGAATCACTAACCTGCTTGGTTACTTCCCTGGCTTCTTTCATCTCTTTCTTGTAGGCACTGGTCTGCGCTTCAAGAGTTACTTTAAGCTTTGCGAGTTCATTACTCATACAGTCTCACCTCCTCCTGACGCAAAATAGGCAGGGATCATACTCCCCGCCTGCGTCTGTTGAATTCTTCTGCCCACTGTCTGCGTTTCTCTCTGTATTCAGCGAGATCTGCTTCCAGTTTCTGCTGTTCATATTCTTCTTTGTTTTCCTTGAATGTCTCCGGATAGAAATCCCATGGATTGCACAGGTCGCCTTTTCCCGAAATGATAGTAGCTAAATTCAACGAAAGAGCTTTTGCCAGAACAAAATCATCCGCTATCTTCTGTTTCCTTTTTCTGTTTGCCTGCCTTGCATAACTCTCCATTGTGTCTATGATCTCATTCAGGGAATAGTCCCAAAATGATTCTGGAGTCATTCCACAGTCCAGTGCATCCGGATAGATCTCCCAGAGATATTCTGTTGTGGTCTTTAGATCTCTGCTGCTTCCAGGATCTGTGCTGTCGCATCCTCTGTAAAAAAACCGGATACCGCCAGAGTTGGAAGGACAATATCTCTGTAGAGGGACATCTGGTTTCCGCCTTCATCTGTGTACTGATCATACAGCTGCTTGATACGCTCGTATTTGATGCCATGTTCCCATTCAAGCATGGCAGCCTGGATAATTGTCAGCATGGTTGATAAAGCCGGCATATCGTCCACGAGGTTCATGATATTACATTTGTATTTGTTTTCCAGCCTTTCAACGTTTGTTGCTCTCAGCTTCAGCTTGTACTCACGATCGCCTACTTTCCAGTAGTGGAACGGTCTTCTTTTCTTTTTTTCTTCGTTCAGATCTACGATTTCTGTGGTCTCTTCCTGAATTTCTTTTTCTTCATCTAATCCACCGATATTACTCATGTTGTTCTCCTTTCTTATGCCGGGTCTGTAATTGTGATATCTGTCTGTACTGACATTGTTATTTCTAAGTCAATAACTCCATTTACGCCACCTCCGGTACGTTTCAGAGAGATCAGTGCAGCGTACTCATAGGTCGTCTTGTCTGCATCCGTCTCGCAGAAATACGCCAGGGTATTATCCTCTGCCAGTTTTCTCAATGTACGGTATGGGCTGTCGCCTTTTGAGTTGTCATACTTAAATTTATAGGTCATTTCCGGCAGTTCGCCGATTCCCAGCTCGTTGATCTTGTGCGGATCCGTCAATACTGTATTGTCTACTTTTTCTTTTTCTGAGCCGATTTCCGGAATCTCTTTCAAACCCGGAAGGTCTGTGTAACTGACACTTCCGCCGCTTGGCTTTGTTTTTGAATATCCTAATTTCGCGCCATTCGCTAACATTTACTTCACCTCTTTCATTTGTTCCAGTACACTACTTCGGAATCCATGGTGATGATCCCCTCATAGCGCATGATCTTATGTTTCAGCCCGCTTGGATCCGGCTGGTCCCTGCATGAAGTCCGGACGAGTCCAAGGGCTGAAATGGCTTTATCTACTGCAAGTGCAACTTCGGATGTACTCTTGTTGTTCCAAATATCAATCTTGTACGCTACCCTTGATGACTGTTCTTCATTGTCCGTTCTTTCGTATACGCTGTTGTCTTCCTCAACGTACTGGATCGTCGGAAATTCAGCCCAGTCTTTCGGATATACGTCAGATACATTTTTTGTCACGCTGAGAAGCGCAGCGTATACCTGATCCTTTACATTCTTCATTTCAGTTTTCTCTCCATTTCTCTGGTTAATGCCTCTTCCATTTCTTTTGCGGCTGTCTTTTCCATTGTCTTGAAAGCCGGATACAGGAACGGCTGTGCAACCTGACCTTTTGTGTAATACCCGATAATCTCTCCGTCTTTTCCCCTGGCAATGCCGAAACCATATTGTTCGGCATCCTCCGGAGACATTGCATCAGCTGGCATTGTCCAGCCGCTCTGGGAATAGACCGGATCTATATTGGGGGAAATGTTTTCGTGGTGTGCCTGTCCTGTCGGACCGGTGCCAAACTCTACAAAAGGTGCATAGATGGAATGGGTATATATCTCGCTTCGTACTCCATCCTCTGTCCTTTCTGTAGCTGTATGGATAGATTGCCTAAGCGATCCACCGCCGCTCCCATATCTCCTTACAGGGCATAATTCTCTTGCCTGGTCCTGGATTTTCAATGCAAGCCGATGTATTTCTGATTGTAATCCGTCTTCTGCTACATCAATCAGACCCTGAAATCTGTCTTCGAAATCTTCGCTCATATCTTTTCAGCCTCCATTTTCAGAGGCCTGTATGGCTTTATTGATATGATCCTGTAATCCGGTTCGTTTTTGGGATCCACGTACAGGCAGATGCCGTCACCCTCCTGAATGTTCAGTCCAGAGGTTGTTTTATACATTGCATGACCTTTTGCATCTGCGGTTATGACGTAATCGCCCTCAAGTCTTACATTTCGGATATATGAGAGCCTTTCGCCATATTGCTGCGCCTGGACTTTTCCGGAAGCCGGCCAGATCTCAGCCATAACAGGAAAGGCAGCTCCCCACGTTTCGTAGGAACTGCCTTCTTTATCTTTTTCAGATACCCGTTTCCGGAAAAAGATTTCTTCAAGTCTGCTTTGTTTTATTCTCATAGATCTTTCCTCCTGCCCTGGCGAGCCGGTACTGTCTCAGTACACTATAGATGCTGTCTGGCATGTCCTGGAAGCTATAGGACTCTCCTCCTTCGCTCCTGCCGCTTTCTCCCTCTGTTCCCATACGGTTATAAGCAATCAGTGCCAGCTCTCTGACGGGATTCTTGAGCTGTGGGATCAGTCTTGACCGGTTCGTATAAGCCAATACCTTTTCTTCCGCTTCCTGAAGAAGTACTTCCAGAAGTTCTTCGTCCTGGCATCCTGATTTCTTTTTCAGGATGTCCAGGTCATCCAGCATCATTCCGATGCTCCTGTAAGAATCTCCAGTAGTTCCTGCTTTGCCAGTGAAGAAGTTCCTTTTAACCCTTTTGCTTTTGCCAGCTGTCTCAGTTCCTCCAGGCTCATCTCCTGTACAGCTTTTGTCTCTGTTTCTTTCGAATCCACAGTTTCCTCCATAGGTTTATAACCGTCTTTCATAAGCTTCGCGGCATGAAATTCGTCTTCTACTTCTCGCTCTACATTTCTGCGTTTCAGTCTCATACGGATGCCTCCTTTACGCTCAGATAGATGGAATCCAGATTGTTATCAAGTACCCAGATATCATGAAAGCGGCGGTAGTCCATCTGCCATGCATTGAGCTTCTGGTTTGTATTTGGGTCAAAAATACGCATTACGTCCTGTTTTGTAACTGCGATCGGTGTGCTTACCGGGCAGATGAAGAAGTTCAGGCTCTTTGCACTTGTACCTTTTTCGTATCCGCCTTCTTCCTGTCCGGATGCTTTTCCGTCATTGATCTTGATAGCTGTGTACATACGGTTAGAAGGCGTGGAAATCAACGGTACGCCGTCCACTGCCGGCACCTGGGTCTTGATTCCGCCCTTCTCGAAGTCTGTTGCCCTGATCTTGCCTGCAAGTTCCAGTTCCAGCTCCATGATAAAATCCGGAGTCGCCTGACACACAAGCGGACCATTGTATCTTTCTCTGATCGCTTTAATGCCTTCTTTAATCTTCCGAAGTGCGGATGTTCCTGTTGCCCCCGGTGTATAGCCGGTTCCGATCATTCCTGCTTTGTTTGCCGCGATCGTCTCTGTTGCAATCTTAGAAATTCTGTATGCATCAATTTCCGGAACAACCTGTGTCCTCTGGAATTCTCCCATAACTGCTGATGCGGTGGTTACAAAATTGTTCTCATTGATATCCATTGGATCCAGCTGGAACAGTCGTCCTCTGTCCTGTGTCATCTTTCTGGTTTCATACTCCAGAGTAACAGAACCCTGCTGATATCCATTGTCGCGGTCATAATCTCCCATTCCCTGCACAGTCATTTTGGGAATCTTTACTTCTGCTCCGCCGTTATAGATCACTCGTCCTGCATTGGCATCCATCCAGCCGGTTGTTGCTTCCTGAACTGCGATCAAATCAAGCGTAGTCCGGAATAATGTTGCTGTTGCTAAAGTGTTAATTGGCATGTTTTATCTCTCCTTTACTGAAATCTACCCATCATAGCGTTGTATACCTGCTGCTTGATGATGTCTTCATCTTTTGTCTCTGTCGCCTTCTTTGGTGGTTTCCCGCCTTTCAGTTTTTCCTCTACCGCTGCCTCCACTGCCTTCTGGAATGCCTTTTTAACTGTGTCCATAGATTTCTTGCAGGTATCAGCATCTGTGTAGTCCAGGACCTCTGCAAGCTCCTGAGGGAGCCCGTCACTGGCGAGAGTGTTCTTTGCTTCTGCCATCAGCTCTTTTTTGGTGACTTCCGCTTCTCTGGCGGCAAGGTCTTTCTCTTTCTTGTCCTGCAGATATTCTTTTTTCTCTGCTTCTGTCATTTTGGCCAGTCTTTCGGCTTCAGAAAGCTTATCGTCTGTCAGGGCTTTCCATTTCTCCTGGGCATCTTTTACTGCTGTGCTGACTGCTTCCTGTACCCTGCGATCGAATTCGCCCTGATTCTCCCCTGTTTTGAGAAAATCATCAAACGACTGGGAGCCGCCGTTATTGTCAGTTCCAGCGGATCCGCCACCGTCTCCACTTCCCCCTTCGCTTCCGGAAGCATCTCCTTCTGCAAATACCTGCAAGTTCATGGGAATCACGCATCTGCAGTTTGTAAATGCTTTAAAAACTTTGTTTCTCATTTCTGCACTTTCTCCTTGTTTTCTGTTTTTTTGAGTTCCGCAATCTCCTGATCAGTAACCTCTTTCACCATCCCGATTCCTACCAGATATTTCCCTCTGCCCTCTTCAACCGCGAAAACATCTCCCGGATTACGTCTCATTGTTTCTGTTGGCTGTGTTACATCATTAAAACGTTCAATGCATTTCACTTTCATGCTTTTTGTCCTCACTTTCTTAAAAATGGGTATAAAAATACCACCTGCCATTTCTGACTGGTGGTATCATGCTGTCATTGCCTGTTTTGCTTTCTGATACTCTCTTTTCAGTTTTCGTTTAAATTCTTCAATCTCTGCCGGTTTCATCCCAGGTTCTGCCGATGCACAAATATCCGGAGTTTCGTTGGCCAGTATTTCCGTTGCCCTTGGCTGTTCTTCATGCATCTTATCATAATCGTCTACCAGTGCATCCTCGAGAAGAATAGAAAACTCATAAATATCTTCCGGTGTATGTTCTAAAAAATCCTCTATCTGTTTCATGACTTTTTTAAACATCTTTCCATTCCTCCTTTCTGTTCTTTCTTCGAACAATGCTAACTATATCCTCTGTTCCCCGATTTTGGACAATTGATATCTGTCTCTCTTTGTCAAAAAATACCGCTTTACTTCCGCCTTCCAAATATTTTGGCTTCTCTTGTAGGACCTTTAGAACATCATCCTCTGACAACTCTGGAAAACCTTTTTTGTTTAACCGTGGAAATCTGCTCAATGCATGTGAAGATAAAGTGAAACCTTTTGACTCAAAGTTCTTATATAAACCTCGCGCTTTATCTTTGAATTCATCTGACCATTCTTTCTCAGCAATTTCCGAAAATGTAGCCTTTTTCTTTTTGAGTATCTTCCATTCCTCAGGTTCATTATACTTCATTGCCTGGAAATCTGTAAATCGTTTCGGGGCATCTTTTCCAAGAACTTTCTGGTACTGTGCAAACTGTTTCCTGTCGGCAGCGGCATTTTTGATCATCTTTTTCTGTGCTTCTGCTTTTGGATCACCTTCTACATATTTCCGGTACCAGTCTGCATAAGACATTGCCGCCGGAATCAAGACCGTTCTTCCTGTCTCCGGATCATATGCCCTTCGTTTCATGTTCTTCAGGTCTTCCTCTGATGCACTGCTTAAGGTTGTAGATCTGCACCACGGATGCATCGGCGGGTAGTTTTTTCCGACCTGTCTTTCCGACAGTAGAAATACTTTATTGTCCAGGGACTGACAGATCTTGCTGGTTCTGAGGTCCAATACTGCAAGAAAACGATAAAAAGAAACGCCGCATTCTTTGTAAGCCCTGGCATCAAGTTCTCCTGCTACAAAGCAGCTCTCCGTCCTGACCAGTCGTCTCGCCTGCATCGCTCCGGATCTGCAACGGTTTGTGATGACTGCTGCCGTGTCTTTCTCTGTTCTTCCCGTTAGAAGGCTTACCAGCATTTCCTGCTTTAAGGTCTCGGCGAGCTTTCCGGTGTTATGCCATATTCTGGTGGAATAATGTGATCCGGACCAGTTCATCTTGAGAACCTGTTCGATCTGTTTTTGATCAATGCGTGAAAAACTAAATCCAAGTCCTGTCTGGCGTTGAACGTTATAAATCTTTCGATAGTAGGTGTCCTCTGCCAGATTCTGGAAAAAGCTCGTGTCAAACTGCTGCTCCTGCTGATAAACGTTCTCCATGATGGTGTCTATCTGCTTCAGGAGCTCATGCAGTCTTTCTATGCGAAATCTGTATGCTGGTGCTTCCAGTTCCCGGATCAGCTCCTGTCTGGTCTTGTCCGGATCTTTATTTTTCAGCTTCAGGATCAGCTCTTGAATGGAATCCCGGTCCTGCATTGTGTTTATCAATTCCCATGCTTCTCTCTCCGATATCTTGTGTTTTGTCATGTAACGTTCAAAAATGTCTTCTGCTGCAAAAGTAATCTGCATAGATGCATTTCTGTATATCTTCGCAATCAGGTCTGCCGTTTCATCAGCGTCCTTCATGTGATTGTACATATCCCACGCCGCGCGGTCTTCCCAGTAATCACTCATTTACGTCATCCCTTTTGGAATCGTCTTTCTTCTCCGCGTTATCAGGATCCTCTCTGTCTGGTGGCGCGCTCTGCAGCCCAAACACTTCCTGCTGCCGTTTCATGTTCTCTTCTGTTTCCTGGTCCAGTGCCGCCAGCTCATCATCTACGTTATCCACAAAAGGTATCTGAGAAAGCAAGGTCTTTCTGCTCACTTTTCCCCATAGATTAGCTACGATCTGTGAGATCTCCAAGAGATTTTTAGGAAGAGCTCTTGTAAAAGTCATCGTAATTCCGGCCGGATCTACTTTCTTTCCCTGGATAGAGAGGAAATTGCAGAAAATCCGGATACGTTTCCTCAGACCTTTCTTGTAGTATCTGGTCTTGATCTTTGTTATGTTTTCCATTCCCAGCAATTTGAACTCCATTGCCACGCCGGAAACATTCCCGCCAAAGCTCTCATCTGTCATACATGGGATGTGGGAAAACTTGTGAATATCCTGCTCGATTGCTTTCTTGAGGATCTCTACGCCAGATTCATCAAAAGTTCTTGTAATGTATTCTGCTTTTGCTCCTTGTTCTGGCATTTCCATGACTTTTCTTCTCTTGATGTTTTTCATAGCCTCTTCCAGACCATCTTTCTTTTCCCCATTTTCCTCGATTTCATCATCTGAAAGCATAGTTCCATAAATGGCCAGGATTGCATCAATAAACTGCTCCTTATCTGTGACACGGTCACTCATCAGAGCGTTGTATGCATCAATAAGGGGAATCTGAAGTTCAAAGTCACCGATCGCAAGTTTATTATTCAAATACTCGATGACTGGGATCTCTCCCAGATAATGAGGGATTGCCGGTTCTATTGTCGGCTGGTAGCTGGCATTGTTCTCGATGTTCAGCTCGTATTTGTAATTTCTAGTCAGCACTGTTGCTATGTACCTGTCTGGTGCAACTCCGGAATCGTCCTTTTTGATATAATAATAGACAGCAAAGAGTTCATTTTCCTCAATGCTGTCATCTTTTACCATAAAAGTATTTTCTGCTGAAAGGTTCTTGGTTGTCAGGTAATTTTCGTCTTCCTTTGCATAGACATATTCGTATGTCAAGCCATATATGGACAGTTCCAGACCATTGTCTCCGTCTGTCTCATCGGCTCCCGCTGTTTCCAGGGCATTTGTAAGATCGGATATATCTGTCTCTGCCTTGTATGATACAGGGTTTCCAATGAAATAACTGCTTGCTGTGTCAGATATGTCTTTTGCGTGGTTGCAGATCAGCTTGTTTTCCCGGTCCTCGTTCAGGATCTTATGCTCTCCCTGATAGTAGCGCATATTCTTTTTCAGATGTTCGACTATGCTGATATGTTTGCTGATCAGCTGTCTGATGATCTGTTTGTTTGGGTTTTCTTCATCGAATTTCTCTCTCGGAATTGTGAATGTGTACATTTTCTTCACCCCCTTACTGTCTTTATTTTTGCAAGTCTGTTGCCAAGTATTGTGCTACAGAAATAACGCACAGCATCCATTGCGTGGTCATGCTGTTTGACCGGTTTGTCTTCTCCTGTCTTCTCCGCGGCCTTCTCGTCCCAGATGTAGGAAGCAAATTCTTTGATCGTTTCCTTGCAGGACGAAGAAAATATTATTTTCTCCAGATTCAGAAGCATCGCAACCAGGCGGATCCCGTCCAGGACATCATTCTTGGCTTTGATGACCTTGTATCCTCTCTTCCGGAGCTCTGCAATAAAAGATGCTGCGGATGGATCCACGATAATCGCTTTTATCTTTGTTCCATCCAGCCACTTCTTAAGGTCGTCTGCATATTCTGAATCAGTCTTTTGTTTTCCTTTATCCCGGCCAGAATAATAATACTCTCGGGTGCAATACCACTTTCCGTCGATTCCTTTGTTCCACAGCAAGAAGACAGTTGCGTTCTGGGTTCCATAGTCACACGATACATAGCGGTTGCCATTAATCAGCAACTGAAAGAAATCACGAATGTTCCGAACGTGTTTCTCTTCGTCAAACATATCGTAAATAATTCCTTCTGCTGCCGCCCATAAGCCTAAAATATAACGTTTGAAGAATACTCCAACGTACATGCTACGGTATCTTGCTTTGATTTCTTCATCCAGAGAGAGATTGTCATCCATCGTAAAGTGCAGATACAGAATATTCTTCAGTTCGCTCTTATCTATCCAATTAACCTTAAACCAGTGATATGGTCCATCAGGGTTACAGTTAAACCAGAACTTGGAACCTTTCACCGAACATCGACCAATTGCCTGATTAGCAAAGGACTCTGGCATCAGGGCAACCTCATCAAAAAACACGCCTGCCAGAGTGATACCCTGAATCAGGTCTTGCGATCTTTCATCCTTTCCGCCAAAGATATAAAAGTAATTTTCTTTTCCATCTTTGCGTACAGACAGAAGATTATCTATTCTGTGATCTGTGATGGAATATCCCCTGGATCGAAGCATCAGCTTCAACCAGAACAAAACGTTTCTCCGGAAGGAGCCGATTGTCTTTCCGCACATTGCAAAGTTCTGCCCGGAAAATGAGCTCATTGCCCACATTGCAAAAGATAACGACATGCTGATTGTCTTTCCTGATCGGATAGCTCCATCAGCTACGATTCCATTTTTATCATGCACCGGTGATTCTTTGCACCACCAGGTAAGAACCTGCTTCTGTTTCTTTGAGAATGGAGAAAAATGAAATGTCTGACCAGTCTGCCTGTTTCCTCTGTTGTTCTTCATCTTCCGCAGTTTCTCTTTCAGGGTTTTGATCTTGTCATTCATTCTCATCACCCCAAACATCCGCTGCAGTCGCATTCATTGCATCCAGAAATCCATCATCTGCGTTATTCTCATCAACGTTATCCTGTTTCAGCATTGCAAATTCAAGCTGCATAGTTGCAAGCTCAAGTTTCGCATCATCATATCCAAATTTATGAAGTGTCTCGATTGCTTTCTGTTTTCTTGCCTGTACTCTAGTCAGAGCATCTTCAATGGCTTGAATCTGGCCAAGAATACCTTCGTACTTTTTCAGTTCAGTAGGCTTACCTTTTTCTATGCCGGAACTATATTCTGTTACCGACATTCCTAGAGGAATATGTTCTCCCTCAGAACCTGCTGCAAGCTTCTGTTCTTCCAGCTGTCGCAGTTGAGCAATTCGCTTCAACATCCGTCTTTCACGAACTGTCAGAAGCTGTATCTCCTGCAGGAGCAACTGTTCTTTATCCAGCTGTACTGTCTGAATCAGCTTCTGTTCATCTGAATCCAGCGTATCAAAAAAGAGAGTTTCGAACTCTCCTGTCTTAACTGCATTCTTATTTTCCAATGGAGCTGCACCGCCACCATTGCCAACCGCATTTTTATTTTTCGGCTGTCCGCCTCGTTTTTTTGCAACGTTGCATTTTTCTTTTGCAACGTTGCAATCCCAATGGTATCTGTTTTTCCAGCTCCGAACTGTCCCCTCTGGAACATTCAGTTGATCAGAAATCTCTATCAGTTTCAAGCCTTTGTTATATAATAACTTAGCCTGCTCAACTTTCTGATTTGGTGCTCGTGCCAAGCCCCACCACCTCTCATTCGTGTTTGTTTTTGATTTTATTGAAATACAGTCCTGCCAGCACCATAAACGACAGCCGATTGCTACCGTCAGAAAGGAGGTCTTACGTAAGAGACTACGCTGGTGCTGTGCGCGCTGTATGAAAAATAGCAATATAAAAGGTGTCCAATTCGGACACCTGCATGTCAAAAGGCATCTCGACTGCTGCCGGGATGCCTCATGAGGAGAAAATTGTATAAGTGGATATTGCTACCCAATCGGAACAGGCGGAATTGAACCGCCGATACACTGCTGATTCAGTGTTCCACCGCTGGAGTATGCTCCTGCTGTTGACCCTTTGTTATCGTTCAAAGCGAGTGCCTCTCGTCGTAAAACGTCGTTTTTCGGTCCGGACACCAGACAACAGGATAAGCAATAACCTTTTTCCGCGGGGATGCACTCCATACGCGCCGTTGTACCGATTGCCTAGAGGTTTCTTCAGCTAAGTGCTGAATTTTTATTAACGTCTGCAACATTTGTTCCTACCCTCGAAGTACACAGACTGCGTTCCGGCGCTACTTTCATCAAACCTTATCTTAGAAAGGAGTGAACATCTTGGCTTTACCCAATTTGTTCATGTTACATATTATCATAACTGACACTGACATACTATGACATGTTTAAGTTTTTCAGAGCGGATGCGTGGATCCTGTGAATGTGTCTTTCACTGTAGATCATTTCGTCTGCTATGTCGCTCCAGATCATATTATTAAGATAGTGCAACCTGAGTACTTTCTGTTCATTTTCATCCTTTAACTGAAAAATCTGTTTTTCAATCTTTCTTTTACACACAGCTTTTTCCAAACGAGTTTCTTTAAGTTCTTCCTGGCACTCCGACAACTTTTCTATGTATTCCTCTAAGCCTGCTTGACTGCTGCCATGGGGCATCCCATCGTTAATCACGGACGGAAACATTTTATTCATTCTCAATTCCTGAATCTTCTCAAGAATACGTTTTTCTTTTTTGGCTGCTCTTTTGTATGAATTCAGGAAGTTCTTTTTTTCTTCGTTTTCTTCCTGAAAGGCTTTTTTCTGTTCTTCCGTCATGTGATCCAATGGTGTTGCCCCCTTTTGCTTATTTCCTACGATGTCTGGATAATGTTCTTGCTGTGTTGACCGTGTTTTCTGTGTTGCTTATATACTGATCATCCTCTTTTGAGTGATTCTGGGTGAGTTTCTGTGCTATTTCTTCAAATGGCTTTAATATGTCTTCCAGATATGCTATCAGTACTTCTCCGGGTGTATCAAACAATCTTCCTTTGTACTCATACTTTGGCATTTGCAGAAGTGTAGTGCTAAGTGCAGGCATTGTTTGTCCTGTGTCTCCTGTAATGATGTAATGATATAATCCTCCTCGATATCTCATCTGTTTCGGTGGATTGCAGCCTACTCTTTTACAATAGAGTTTCTTTTTCTGCCTCTTGTTCATTTGGTCAGCTCCTTCAGCTTCCGATCTGCCTCTTCCATGCTGAGGAAGGCAGTCTCTCCGATTTCTGCGGCATCTATCTCACTGATAACCTCTCCGTGCAAAAGGATGAAACCATCACAAATGGTTATCTGCATAATGATATCCCTTGTGATCGGCACTAAGGTTTCCGGAGTCATGCGGTATATGGCATCTCCTATCTTGCAAGGTAGTTTTACCAGTAAGCCTTGCTGTTCTGCAGTTTTGTATCTTTCCAGTTCTTCAAGGTATTTGATAATATCTTTTGACATGCTCGAGCCAGGTAAGATACAAACCATGTCATTAGTTCTATTGGCTTTCTTAAAAAAATCAGCAATTTCTTTACTTTGCATTTCTCTTTCTCCTCTTTTTCTTTAAACGGTCGTCTTTGACATATTCTGTGCAACCCGGCACTGGACAACCTCTGCTGTGACCGACTTTTCTGAGATAGTCACAGTTTCCTGCAGTTTTACTGGCTTCTCTGTATCTGCAGGTATTGCAGCGTTTTTTTGGTATCGGTGTTTTGTATTCCTGGAGATCATTCTTCCAGATCCAGAAGCTTATTGTGGATGGAGCCACGTGCAGGAAGTCTGCAATCTCTTTGTTGGTCCGTCCCTGGAGTAGAAGTCTCTTAAGCTGCTCCGGATCACAGTTGCTTTTTCTGCCGCCCTTGCTTTGAAGGCCATATTCTCGCAGGCGTGCATTAACAACCGCCTGTGACGTATTGAGTTCTACTGCCATTTCCAGCTGTGATAGCCCTCGTTTCACACAGTCTTCAAGGACTTGATGGTCTATTTCTATTTTTTCTCATTTCTTTTCCTCTACTGGCTTGAGAGGACACCACTGCGCCCTCTCAAAAGGATTCTTGATCATTTTACCTGCTGCCTTGCAAACAGTACTCTTGATGCTGATTTCTCCCAGGCGCAGGTATTGTTCGCAACAGTCAGGTGTTGCCATGATAAGCATTGATTGGCTCATATCTCCACTTCATCATCCTGAGGCATCTGGAAGGTTTCTCTATCGGTCAAGACTTTTGTTAATGCTCTATCTCTGTCTGAGATAGAGCATCAATCTGTTCCGCTATTGTTCTTCCTGTTATTTCTGTCAGTATAGAATCATTATGACTTCTCTGGATCATATTCAGCACTTCCATTGCTTTTTCAGAATTGCTGTAATCGCCAAGCAGGTAATATGTTCTTGAATCATTCGCTGTAATCTTTGCAGTATCGTCAATACCGCACACAGCTTCTATTCCTGATAATCTGTCAAAGTTTAACAGCACTTTCTTGTTTTGACTTCTGATCAGCATTTCTATCTTCTCCTTTCGTATCTCTGTGTCCCTTTCTCAATCGCACACATGGCACACAGTGGAATGGCTCCTGTCTGCATGATGCTCTCAAAAAGAGGTGTCTTCCAGCATGGTTCACCACATTCTGGACAGGTTGTCAGTTTCCATCCTTTCTTACCTTCCGGAACATTCCGTTTTAGTGGCATACAGGCGTAACCGCCTCTGTCGTTTTTCTTTCTTGGCCATATTTTTACTTTCATATTGCTTCTCCTAATCATCCAGATAGTTTTCTCCGAAAATCTCCATAAATTCTTCTCTGGTGTGGGTTTCTTCGAATTCTCTCTGTGCAGTCCTCTCCAGGAGCCTTCTAATCTCCTGATTTCTGTGAACTGACATCTTTCCAAGCAAATGATGTTCTGGGCAAAGGTATACTTTTAAGCCTGTCCTTTCTGAATTATCTTTGTTTTTTGTTCCAAAAAAGATATGGTGTTCGTGTATAGCTTTTTTTGTACTATGGTCATGATTCAGTAAAATGCACAGGTAGCATTTATTGTCTTTTGCCTGTAGTATGCTGGGAGTGTGTTTTTTCTTCTTTTTCTTCTTCCCGATCTGCATTTCTTTTGTATACATCATAACTGCTCCTTTCCGGGAGGTGCATATGGCACCTCCCTTTATTTGTGTGATATATGGATTTTAGTTGCACCCTTTATCTTTCAGGTGTCCGAGTCGGACACCTTTGTCCGTAACTACAGCCGTCGTTTCCGTCCAGGATTCCTTTTAGGCCTTGACTGAGTTCACAGCGGATTGAATTTGTTTCTTTCATGTGTGTTCCGTACCGGCATTCCTTACACAGTACAATGTTCTGGTATTTTCTCAGGCTTTCGTGCAGTTCACTGTTTCCGGAATCGTTGCGTTTGCTGTACTGGTTCATGATGTTACACAGATGGGCGGGGAACTGGCATACTCCATTACAATATTCTTCCAGTTCTTCCTGATCTGTGATCTCGCTTGGTTTCTGGCAGATCTTTCCACAGATATATCCTGCCAGTTCTTCTATAGTCTTCTGCATTTCTTTCTCTCCTTTGGTGTCCGATTCGGACACCTTTTTTTTTGCAACTGCATCAATCATTCCACCTTATCTTAATTTCAAATCCCAATCTGTCCTGCACAGCTTTCCTGTAATCCTCCCAGGTAGCCAGATCATCCATCAGATACTGCGCTCCTTCTGCCATCTTGTCCATGTATCGCTGACATCTTTTTTTGCCGAAGCCCCACAAATCACAAAGGCAGGCAATGGAAAGCAATGTAAATGTATCTAACGTCATATCTTTGATTTTATTGCTTGCGGCATTCAGCTCCTGGCGTGTTACGTTAAGGCTTATTCCGCTGCTCTGGCGAAATCTGACTTCTTTCTCAAGTTCTTCTATTCCTTTATCTTTTGCGATACGGAGTGCAAGTTCCATGCCCTCTGTACGTCCCTGCATATATTTATCAAGTTTGCTCATTTCTGGACCTCCTTCAAGAATTCAACAAGTTCTGTCTCTGAGTTTGGGAATCTATTGTATTTCTCGTGGTACGTCCATTTTGGAATCTTGTCTTTACTTGCCGGTTCCGGACCGCCTACGAGATGCATATAGCAGGATTCTGTTGGTACCCACCAGCTGCTCTTTTGTGGTTCCGGATCATATTCCTCTGCAATCAGGCGTGCTCCGTTCTGGAAGTCGTATTTGTAGTATCTGACTCCGGTATGATGATCTGTGTACCAGAGTCCCCAGGACTTGTAGTTTCTTAACCATTCTTTGCGCTGATCATTGTTTTTCATCTCTGGGAGAGGTGGCTGTTCTGGTTCTTTTGTATTCTCGATATAATTCTGCAAAATCCTGAGTCCAGCCACTACCATCTGCTGCTGCATGATCGTCATGTGCGGTAATCCCGGTTCTTTTTTTTCGATATCCAGAATCTGTTTAAGATCTCTCTCCTGATCGTACAGGTAAGATGCAAGTGCAGTTTCTGTCGGTATCGGAATGTCTTTCAGGTATTCCGGCCAGTTTTCCGGGAGTGTAGTTTCAGGACCCTCGATATAGTCAAACGTTTTGTTGTCCTCAACAATATGTTCCTCGATTTCGGTGGGCTCAACAAAATCGCGCTGCTTTTTGTCCGGTGCTTCTGCTGCCGGTTGGCAGCTCTCTATCCATCCACAGCGACCATTGCAGTCATCCGGACACTGAGAGCAACAGTTATATCCCTTGTTGCAATAAGCTGCTGCTCCGCATTGTCCAGATCCAGACTGGCCGGTGATACATTTTGCCGGTCCTGACATATCATTCTTCGGTTCTTCCTCTACTACAGATGCCATTTTGACCGTTTTCTTCTTGCCAAATCTGCTGATCAACTCTTTTGTAAAATCATTCCAGCTCAGGAAATGCTCAAGTCTGCTGCCTGGATTGAAGGTAATTCCTTCTTTGCTTCCCTGATAGTTGAAGAAACCATTCCTGATACGGACAATGCTGTATCTGATGAACAGGAGCTGCGGAACCATCCTGTCGCATTTTTTAACGCGCTCTTTGTCAGTTCTGTTCAGAGCATCGTAAAATCGCTCTATCTGTAATTCCGGAGCTATTGCAGTCTCATTTTCTGGCGGCTTCTGCTGCCTGGTCGCTTCTTCCAGCGTAAGTTGTCCTGGAATGTCCCTGTGTTCTTCCTGAAGGTCTCTGAACGCTTTTACTTCCGGCAGCGTTATGGATCCACGCTCCGTGTAATGTTCCCATGCCTGACGCTGGTATTCCGGTTTTAACCGGGACAGTTCCTCTGCTATCGAAAGACTGATATTGTTTTCTTTAAACGCTCCCATGAAATCATCTGAAAGATTCGTTCGGATGCTTTTGTATCGTCCGATCTGCGTGGATGAAGTTCCGAGTAAGCCTGCTGCAATATCTCTGCTCTTGCCTTCCATTTCCGTCTTTTTACGAAGTTCCTGCACAAGATCTACCATCTTGAGGGCTTCTGTCATTTCTTCCCAGCCGGTTTTCTTACGGTAACTGTTCGCCTGGATGAGCTTGATCTGCCGCGTGGTCTCATCATCTTTTACGTCCATATTGGTTGATACGGTGTAGACGCAGGGGATTTTCCGGAAACGTTCGTCTCCTTCGTTTAAAAGCTCCAGGCAGCACTTCTGGCGGCGGTGACCGGCAATGATGTAATCTTTGTCGTCCCGCTTCTCGATCAGAAGGGCTTGAAGAAGCCCCAGTGATCTGATTGATTCTTTAAGGTCCGCAATGTCCTCTGTACTGTAGAAATTCTCTTTGTCTGGAAGAAGATCTTCAGGACTGCGATAGACAATTCGTTGTCTCTGGAACCCTACTTCCATTTTCGATCTCTCCGAAAGGACATCATCAAGAATAAACTCTGCCATTTCTCTTACTCTCCAATCATTCTCAAATACTCATCGACAAGTTTCTTATAATCTCTTGCGGCCGCTGAATTTGGGCTGTAGCTGGTTACTGGAATACGCATGAAGGTACTCCTTGCGACCACCGGGGAAAATCTGATTCTTGTCTTCATGGTCGGGTATCGTTTTTCTACAATCACTGCTCCCTGTTTATGAGCCTCGTTTCCTCTCTGGAATTTCGTAATAAAGCACTTTACGTTCTCCAGATCCGGATTGTGCTCTTCCTGGACTTCTTCGATTCTCTCCATTACGATCTTCATTCCTTCCAGAGTATTATCATCAATCTCGATCGGAAGAAGGATGTCATCAGCTGCTGCCATTGCGTTGATGGCTTCTGTGTTAATCTCCGGTTCATTGTCAATTACGCAGAAATCGTATCTGTCAGCTACTAATCTCAGGGCTTTTTTTATTCTGGTCTGTTGCGGACGAATACGGTCTTTGACCACCTCATCTCTCGCATCAGCCAATTTAAGGTTTGAAGTAATAATGTCCAGATTTGGGTAATCTGTCTTAAGGATCAGTTCGTCCATATCTGGCTTGCGATCCAGCATGATCCGGTTCGTTCCATCTCCCTCTGTAGTTCGGCGGTTCAACCCTCTGCTACAGTCTCCCTGGATATCGTTATCCAAGAGCAGGACTTTATAGCCTTTCTCCGCAAGAATGTAGGCAATGTTGATACTGGATGTGGTTTTGGCCACGCCGCCCTTTAAGTTGATGATTGATATTGTTCTCATATTCTTTCTCCTTTGCTATTATTTTTCATGTTCTTCGATGATCTGATCAATGAGATCGTCAAACCTGCAGTTCCTGCAGAACTGCTTTTTCTCGTCTTCTGTGAGGTTGTCCGGGATTTTGCAGATCTGGCTGCAGACATAGGTCTGTAATTCATCGAGAATAGATTCCATGCCGCTTTCTGGCCGCTCTGTCGGCACGGAGCATCCATTCTGGTTTTCCGTTTTCTGGTTCACTGTCATATAAAATCTTCCCTTCTGTGTTTTTGTAATATTTATAGTTAACGCCCTGATGGGTTATTGTCCCCAGGTGCTCCATTGTCCTTGGATCCTGATCCGGGCGCAGACTCCATCCTTGACCCCATAGGTCTTTCACATTCTTCATTTGTTTTCAACTGCTCCTTTATCCACATGGAATAGCAATGTTTTCCACGCTTTGTGGATATCTTGTGTGACTCTGGAAAGTGCTGGTGAAACTGTTCGTGGACTTCTTTCCATCCCGCAGCGTTCTTTATCAGTTCTCCTTTTGAGTTACGCCATCCTGCATCTGCCATCTCATCCAGCTTGAGAAGTCTGCTATTGACATATGGGTCCTGCGTATGAACGCAGATCTCAGCCGGTTTGTTCATACGGAAAAAGGCTTCTGCAAGGGTCTTAAGGATTGCCTGATGATATGTTCCTTCTGTATATCCAAAGCCGCCCTTCGTTTTCTCTCCGGTTCGCAGCTGTGTAGCAAGAACATACCCGCATCTTCGATGTTTCTTACCTTGGAACGTGCTGTCCGTTTCCAAATAGATGTCTACCTTCCACATGTCTGCTCCTCTCAAATCTGCAATCTCTCTGTATCCGCACTAATCCAGCCTATTTTTCTTTTAGGGTTAAGACGGATCATTGTGTATCTTCTGTATTTGTAGCCTGTTTTCGGGTTGATTCCCTCAACCGCATTGATTATGTAATATCCCTTTTTCGGTTTCGGATCTCTCTGCCAGCGCACCAGATCTTTTACATCCGGATCCGGAAGCGGCATATTGCGACTTGTGTTGTAACTGCTTTCTGCAATCCGAGGCTTCGCAAGAGTTCCGTCTTTCTTGACTTCTCTTGTATGCTCGTCCTTTGTTACATAGTTGCTTAACAACGTGAAGTCCGCATCGTAAAATTTGCTGTCTTTGATCCTGGTATTCCATGTTCCGCCTTTTTTCCAGGCTTTCATAAGGATCGCAGGGGTGTCTTCGATCGCATTGATCACGAGATGGATATGCCACTTTCCTCTGGTTCCTTTTTCGATATTTCGAATCCAGAAAAGCTCTCTCCCTCTTTTTTTGTATTCCCGCCTTACGATCTTCATAGCTTTGCCAAAGTCATCGACAGCTACTTTCATGCTGACCGGTCTGTTCTCTGGAAGGTAACTCCAAGTTGCCCATATATCATCCATTGAAAAATATTCCAACATTCTCTGTCTGGCTCTTCTTGCCTTGTTCAGAGAGTTGACTTTTTGCATATCTTCTTTGGTAGGCTTCTTCTTCTTTTTTCTTTTCTTCCCCGGAGCACCATAGTTTCCATCATGGAACTCTATCCTGTCTATTACATCTCCATTTCTGAATGTGTACTCATTTCTCCTTACAGCCATCTCTTTTGGTCCTAACTTTAATATCTTTATCGGGGTCTAAAAAGGGATGTTTTCCCTTGAAAAAAGGTCAAAAATAAGCAGGCTCATCGCCTGGTTCTCTTGACGTTCAGGCGCTGTATGAGATATAATGTGTATAGGCTTTTTTGGCTCATACAGCACCTTGTATGTTGGCTCGTGTTCCCGCACGAGCCTTTTTATTCTTCTTTTATATGTTCTTTTTTTGTGTAGGCATATTGCGTTCCTTCCAAAAGAGTTTCTGCAAGAAACTTTTCTGTCAGGTCGCTTTTATCTCTGATCGCTGTGTTTACAACTTCCAGTGCCGCCAAAATAAACGGCGCGTCTCCTGCTGGGTTGTGATTGACACAGGAAAGAATTTTATCTATGTACATTTGTGTTCTTTCGGTTAAAAGTTCGTTCAGCTTTTCCGGATCATCTCCCACTTCATTGAACTTTTTCAGAAATTCTTTGTGGTCCATTTTCTTGATTCCTCCTTGATTTTTGTACTGATGTGTGGTATCTTTACTTTATTGATATTGTTCTATCGAACATTGAGCCGTGTGGTGGTGGTAGCCGCATGGCTCTTTCTCTTTGTCTTGTCCTTCAGTTCCAGGAGTACAAAGAAAATTATCGTTGTGATTCCGGCGTACGTTGTTATGTACTGCAGTCTTGTCTCTATGCTCCAGATCGGAAGGAGCATGATAATCTGCCCTGCAATGAGGGCGATGTTGAGTTCTTTCATAGTCTCACCTCCCCTCTATTCTATGGTGTAGCTGCCGCCGTACAGATCTTTCCTCAGATCTGCGATCATTGTGGCTCCGTCGATAGTGCCGTAGCAGATCCCGATGGTTCCATCGGAGAATCTGATCTTCCAAGATCTTCTATCCTGCTCTCTCGTAGACTTTTTCATAGTTCATTGCCTCCAGTGCTTTTTCAATTGTCTTTTTAAGGATTTCTGTCGCCTCCTCTGCTGAGATTTCTTTTCTTTCGCCGTTGATTTTGATTCTGGTGATATACTCCATGGAATCCCCTCCCCTCTATGGTATGAAGGTATTTTGTTGATGGTCACTTTTTCGTTAAAATTTCTTTTATGCTTTATTTATGGTTTTTTCAGAATTTGCCGACAGGTTTCGATAGATTTTTCCCTGCATAATCTCTATTCTTGTAGTACAGGCGTTGGCACGCCGAGTACATACAGAAAGGAGATTACATATGAAAGTAACTATTCTTCCGCCTAAAAATTGTGCCGCGCACAACATTAAGCATGATATTAGGCAGCTCAAAAGCGGTTTTGTTGATATCGCCGTTTATCCTAATGATGTTGAAGTAGTTATTACTTACATCAATGGAAGAGCTAATGTAGAATCATCAAAACCGCTCGTCAAGATTGATGAGCTCACTTATCAGATTCCAGAATAATCTGATCGGCTACAATTGTGATGCTTCCGTCTGTTTCTATTTTGATGGGAGTATCACAATTACTCTGTACAGGAGTTCCTGTTTTCTCTACAAAATAATTCATTTCGCATTCCCCTTTCTTGTGTTGTTTTTTAATCCTTCTTTGTTTCTCGATAAATCTCGATTTCTGTCGAATTATTTCGCTTGACTGCTGGTTCTTCTATTCCTATCCTTTAAATACAGGGTACTGGCATGCCCGAGTATTTATAGAAAGGAGATTTTATATGCGAAGATTTCAGTCACCATTTAATGGCAAGCGTTTTCTGCTCAATATCAATACTGGTGAAATTCACGACTTAGATAACGAAACAGCCGAATGCCAAATTGATAAAATTAAACCTGAACATATCCGCATGGATAATTCTTATATGTCCTGTTTGATTTATTCAAAAATGATGAATTATCCGAATGGAAATGGCTGCTATTACTGTTTAAGGGATAAAGATAAGCGGGTTTAACTCCTCCCTGAGAGCTGCATCATTGATTTGGTGCAGCTCTTCTTTCGTTACTTCACCTCTTAGATGTTCTTCTAATGATTTCGGGTTATTTGGAAACATATTTGCAAGATCTATAATCAGATGTGCTGCTGTATCTATTTCTGTCTGCTTAAATAAGTCAAATCTAGTTATTGTTCTCACTCCTTTCTTATGCCGTCTTCTGATTTCAAAAATTGTACTATTGACTTTTCTTTGTTTCTCTCCTACTCTTGTGATACAGGCACTGCCATGCCAAGTATGTAAGAAAGGAATTTTAGTTCATGAATTTTAAGTTAATTAGTGCTAATCCACTTTCGCCTGATTGTTCGAAGAAAAATTTTAAAATCGAATTACCAAACAAATGTCCATTATGCACTACCGCTTACGGAGAGTCCCCTGTAGCAAGCTATTACGTTTCGGACAATTTTGAAGAATATCTTTATTCGGTCTTCTTCTGTCCTCATTGTCGTCGGTGTTTTTTAATAAAATTTTCTGTTATGCCAAGTACTCTGGCAGAACCTTCTGGTTGCATTATTCATTCAATATTTCCAAATTTTTCACATACCACGGATTTTCCAGAGCAAATAAAACAGTTATCTCCACAATTTCTAAAAATTTATCACCAAGCCGAGTTAGCTGAAAACGCCGGTCTCACAGAAATATGTGGTATGGGCTATCGTAAAGCTCTTGAATTTTTAATAAAGGACTATGCCATCCATAAAAACCCAGATTTCTGTGAAGAAATAAAAAGCAAGCCTTTAGCTCAATGTATTAATCAATATATCCTTTCATCTTCCATTACCACTCTAGCTAAACGCTCTGCTTGGATTGGAAATGATGAAACTCATTACGTCCGTAAACATGAAGATTTTGATTTTACCGATATGAAAACCTTTATCCAAGCTGCTCAATATTTCATCTCTATGGATCTTGTGGTAGAAAAAGCAGCTTCCATTTCACCCCGATAACATCTTTGAAGTAATATTGAAATCAATTTTTAATTCAAAATTCTCCAGCCGATTAATTGTTTCGTGCAATTGATCGGCTTCTGCCTTTGCTCGTTTTACTAATTCTTCAAATTCTGGCAAGTTTGTAACTTTAATACTGAGCCTGCCTGTTTTCGCTTGTGGATCTATTTCCTTTATGTAATATCCTTCCGTTTTTCACATCTCCTTTCTTATGCTGTTTTTGCTTTAAAGTTCTTTTACTACACCTTTCCATATTCATTGCCGATTTGATTTTCTAGGATTGAAAGTAAATTATTTCCATGCTAAAATCTTCATGAAAGGATGTGATTCCAATTTGAAAAAATATTTTAAAGACGCAAGTAATCTTGTTTCTTTTGCTCTCGGTGCCATAATGTCCTTTATATTTTTCATTTTTAACAGGGAAATGAAGGTACCCATATGGATGTTGTTAATTGTTGTTTTCTTTCTTGTTATTACAATTTGGCTCCTTGTAAAATCTCAAATAGAACTAAAAGATTTATCTCCAAACACTCATATTCAAATCATTGATTGCTCGCATAATGTATGTATTTGCAAGCCTAATAATTTAATTGCTTATTCTTCTTGGGTTACTTTCTATCATTGTTCCGGAAGTTATGAGCATGTTATTGCTTACGGCAATGTCGAAACAATAACTCAAAGTGGTGTCGCGCAAATCAAAGTATTTGCTATTGATCCGAATAGCCAGAATATTTTAGAATATATCAACAACGAAAAGGCAAACATTCTCATACGACCAGCACTTACAACAGAAGCAATTAAACAAATAAGTAATTATATTTAGGAGGTATAACATGAACCAATATAAAGTAGTTCAAATTCTAAACGACGATTATAAAATCGTCATAAACGCAGGTGATAACAAAGGAATAAAAAAGGGTCAGCGTTTCCTTGTTTACGCCTTATCTGACCACGAAATTTTTGATCCAGATACTCAAAAATCTCTCGGTTTTCTTGAAATAGTAAAAGGAACCGGTAAAGTGATCCATGTTCAAGAAAAAATGGCAACTATTGAATCAGATGTCTATGAAACATCTCAACCAACCAAAATAATCCGCAAAAACCCAATGTATGGATTTGGTTCTACAGAAGAAGAAACGGTATCTCGAGAACATATTGCTTTCGACAATCCCAGAATTGGTGATTTCGTTAAGCAAATATAATTCTAAAAATAATTATTATACCGCATCCAAAAATCCATCCCAAGATTGTGCTAATAGTCCGCTGGTTAAACTTAGTGTTTTCCCAGCGGATTTTTTTTAATATCCATATAGCAATATTTGTAATAATTTTATTAAGTCGTCGCAATATTTCGCTCCTTTCTTATGCTGTCTTCTACCCTGCTTTGCAGGTTTCTTTATCTTCTAGACTTCTGACTGCTTCCAGCATCATTTCAAATACGGTGTACTGGCTCTTTTCATCAAGGTATGGAGCCATTTTTACGATATTGTCTGCTACGTTGTCTGTAAGATTGATTTCTGGGACCTTGCTTTCTGCCATAGTGTTTCACCTCGCTTTATTGTTGTCTATGGTCACATTATATATTCCTATGGTAACTTTGTCAACTCTTTTTTGTTTCCTTTGGTAACTTTTCCTATTGACTTTATGTCTTTCAAGTGATATTCTGATTTTAGTGAATGAAGGAGGTGAGTAAATGACACAAGGCGAACGCATATGTGCGGTTCGTAAGAAAAAGGAAATGACCATGGAGCAATTCGGCAAACAATTAGGTGTTACCAAGACAGCCATTTCTCGCATAGAAAAAGGCAGCCGAGGCCTTACCGAGCAAATGTTGGTATCGATCTGCCGCGAATTTGGTGTAAACGAAGCCTGGCTTCGAACCGGTGAAGGCGGCGATGAAAACATGTTTGCGAAACTCAATGAGGATGATCGCTTTTCTATTAATCTTGGGAAACTAAGCCAAACAGAAAATCAGATGGCAAAAAATATGTTGAATGCCATTGCTGAGGCATCTCCTGAAAAATTGAAACATATAGAAGAATTTATGAAATCTTGTCTTGGACTGGATTAAAAAAGAGCTGACCTAATGGTCAGCTCCGGTGATGGTAACTAATATCAAATATATTCTTCTGAGGATAAATTCATCTTCAATGGAAGTTACCATTTCAATAATTCGGTTTTTGTATTCATCTTTATTCTTCATATGTAACTCCTCCTTTTATCGAACGTGTGTTTGCATTTTCATTATACAACAGTCGTATGCTTGAAGCAAGCATTTAAGAGGAGCTAAGGGCGGTGAATTCATGAAAATCCCTCCTTTCACTTATAATACGAGGGAGATTTCACAATAATCACGCTGCCCAATGCAATCGTCCGAGATCTCGGACACTTTATCATTTGTATGGCGAATCGTACAGATCGCTAATCCTGACGTGAAGTTCTTTTGCAAGGATTTCCATTGTATCCATGCGAGGAGAGGCTTTTTCGTTCATGATGTCGCTGATCGTTGAGGCAGGAATTCCCGTCATTCGTGACACTTGCCTTACAGATAGTTTTCTTTTTGCCATTATGATATCCAATAATATTTTCATAGAAATAT